GTGATGAAACAGCAAAAGAATTAAGTAGCACACCTGAAGAAAAGAAAGTTAAATTTAATCAATTTTTAGCATCTGTTAAAAAAAATAAAGACGATAAAGCTAAAATTGATGGTATTTTAAAACTAGCAAAAGATAAATTTAAATTCGCTAAAACAATGATGGATGATTTAAAACGTGCTGCTGGTAGAGAAGTAGAAGTATAATGAAAGATAAAATATTTCAAATAAAGTTATCCCATCTTATCATAGGTGGGATACTTTTGTTGTTAACAATATTTTTACTTAAATGTAATTTTACTCCATTATTTGTCAACACATATGATAAAGAAAAAAAGGAAATAGACAGTTTACAAGTTGAAATTAGTAAATTAAAAAAATCTCAACTTGAATTAAATAAAGATATAGATAAACAAATATTAATTACAGATTCATTAAATAAAGAAATTAAAATTACAGAAAAAGAGCTAACACAAACACGCACATATTATGCTAACAAAATTAAAAATATCAATAGTTCTTCTCCTTCTGAGCTTAACGAGTTTTTCACAGAAAGATACAAGTAAAATTTGCTTTTCATATAGTAAAGCAAAACAAATAGCAATTGACTTAGTTAGGGGAGACTCAGCTATAGCAGAATTAAAAATCATCAATAAATTAGTTTGGCAATTAAACGAAAAAATTAGTACTCAAGATAGTACTATTACACTTTACATAGCTAAAGAACAAAATTATATTAGTCAAATAAACAATTACGATAAAATTTCTACTAAAAAAGACGAAATAATAACGGGTCTTGAAAAAGATGTTACTAAATTAACTAAGAAAAATAATCGTTTAAAAACAGGACTTAAATACCTTGGTGGGGGATTCGTGGCTTCCATACTTACTATTATTACATTGACATTAATTAAGTAATGGCTGAAGATCTAAAAAAAGCGATAAGAGAAGAATATGTAAGATGTGCAACATCTCCGGCATATTTTATGAAAAAGTATTGCTACATTCAACACCCAAAACGTGGTAGAATTCAATTTAATCTTTACCAATTCCAAGAAAAAGTATTAACTTTATTTCAAGAAAATCCTTACTCAATGGTTTTGAAATCTAGGCAACTAGGAATTTCAACTTTATGTGCGGGTTATTCTTTGTGGATGATGATTTTTCATCAAGATAAAAATATACTTTGTATTGCTACAAAACAAGAAACAGCTAAAAACATGGTTACCAAAGTAAGGTTCATGTATGAAAGTTTACCTTCTTGGCTTAAAGAAAAAGATAAACCTACCGAAGACAATAAATTAACATTACGTTTAAAAAACGGATCTCAAATTAAAGCAACAGCAGCATCAAGTGATGCAGGTCGTTCAGAAGCCGTTTCTTTGCTAATTATAGATGAGGCCGCATTCATTAACAATATTGGAGAAATATGGGCTTCAGCACAGCAAACATTAGCTACAGGTGGTGGATGTATTGCTTTATCTACTCCTTATGGTACAGGTAATTGGTTTCATCAAACATGGGTTGCTGCAGAAATGGCAGAAAACAGTTTTTTACCAATTAGATTACCTTGGCAAGTTCACCCTGAACGAGATCAAGTATGGAGAGATAGACAAGATTCTGATTTAGGAATTAGAATGGCAGCACAGGAATGTGACTGTGACTTTTCTACATCTGGAGATACTGTATTTTATCCTGACGATATAACATTTTACGAAAAAACATTTATAAAAGATCCATTAGAAAAACGAGGAGTAGACCAAAATCTATGGATTTGGGAACCTGCAGATTACTCAAAAAATTATTTAATTGCAGCTGATGTAGCTCGAGGAGATGGAAAAGATTATTCTGCGTTTCACATATTTGATGTAGAAACATTTACTCAAGTAGGGGAATATAGGGGACAAATTGGTACAAAAGAATATGGTCATATGCTAGTAGGCATGGCTACAGAATACAACAATGCTTTACTTTCAGTAGAAAATTCTAACATAGGATGGTCTACTATTCAAACTATTTTAGATAGAGGTTACCAAAATTTCTACTATTCACCTAAAGGTGGAAATATGAGTACAGATTCTTATTTTGATCCATATATGGATACAAGTAGAATGACACCTGGATTCTCTATGACTACAAATACTCGACCTATTGCTATTGGTAAATTTCAAGAAGCAATACAAGACAAAGGAGTTACTTTTTACTCTAATCGATTACTAGAGGAAATGAAAGTATTTATATGGAGAAATGGTAGAGCAGAAGCCCAATCAGGCTATAATGATGACTTAATGATGGCATTTGCTATAGGTTGTTATTTACGTGATACCTCATTTAAATTTAGACAGTCAAATATGGATATGACTAGAAGTATGCTTAACGCTATATCAACTAATACCGCTAAATATTCGGGTGGGTATTCTTCTGGAGCAGCATATGCAGACAAATACAATAACAATCCATTTAATATTGATAACCCTTATTCAAACGAACAAGAAGATATTTCTTGGTTACTTTAAAAACAAATCATGGCAGACACAGGCTTATTTAAAAGATTACAACGTTTATTTTCAACTGATGTTATTATCCGAAATGAAGGAGATAATAAACTAAAAGTATTTGACATCAACAAAATACAAGTTTCAGGAGAATATGAAACAAATTCCCTAGTAGATCGATTTTCTAGAATATTTACAAATTCAAACACTTCAATTTATGGATATCAAAGTAGTTTCAACTATCAAACAATACGTCCTACGCTTTATTCTGAATATGATTCAATGGATACAGATGCTATTGTCGCCTCTGCTTTAGATATAATTGCTGATGAAAGTACATTACGTAATGATATGGGAGAAGTACTTCAAATACGTAGCTCCGATGAAGATGTACAAAAAATACTATACAATTTATTTTACGATGTATTAAATATAGAATTTAATTTATGGCCATGGGTTAGAAATATGTTGAAATATGGAGATTTCTTTTTAAAATTAGAAATAGCAGAAAAATTTGGTGTATATAATGTTATCCCATACAATGCCTTTCATATTGAAAGACAAGATGGATACGATAAAGAACACCCTGCATCTATAAGATTTAAATTTGATCCAGATGGAATTACAGCTGCCTCAAGTTATGGATTTTACAATGTTCCAAATTCAGGAAACCAAGCAAATGCTATTTATTTTGATAATTATGAAATGGCTCACTTCCGTTTATTAACGGATACTAACTTTTTACCTTATGGTAGATCTTACTTAGAACCAGGACGTAAATTATTTAAACAATACACTATGATGGAGGATGCAATGCTAATCCATAGAATTGTTAGAGCACCAGAAAAACGTATATTTTATATTAATGTAGGAAATATTGCACCTGCTGAGGTAGAAAACTTTATGCAGAAAACGATTTCAAAAATGAAACGTACTCCATATATTGATCAAGAAACAGGAGATTACAATTTAAAATACAACATGCAAAACTTGCTTGAAGATTTTTATATTCCTGTTAGAGGAACAGATCAAGCAACTAAAATAGATAATTTAGGTGGTTTACAATATGATGGAATCCAAGATGTTGAGTATTTAAGAGACAAATTATTTGCTGCTTTAAAAGTACCTAAAGCATTTATGGGCTACGAAAAAGATTTAACAGGTAAAGCTACATTAGCGGCTGAAGATATTCGTTTTGCTCGTACAGTTGAACGCATACAACGCATTATGGTGTCTGAATTAACTAAAATCGCATTAGTACATTTATACGCGCAGGGATACACAGATGAAAGTTTAACTAATTTTACTCTTTCATTAACAACTCCATCAATCATTTACGATCAAGAAAGAGTTGCTTTACTAAAAGAAAAAGTAGATTTAGCTGCTCAAATGATAGAGCAAAAAATTATGTCTACAGATTGGATATATGAAAATATATTCCATTTAAGTGAAGACCAATACGATGAAAATAGAGATTTACTTATTCAAGATGCTAAACGTAAATTTAGAATAACTCAAATTGAAAACGAAGGTAATGATCCATTAGAAACAGGTAAATCTTATGGAACACCACATGATTTAGCTTCCCTATATGGTAGAAGTAGATATGAAGATGGTGAAGTTCCTGTTGGATATGATGAAAAAGAAACTTTAGGCAGACCAGCAGAAAAAGTAACTGATAGAAATACTCAAGATAATGCTTTTGGCAAAGACAGAATTGGAGCATCAGGTATGAAAAAAGATAACGATGAATCAGATTCAACTAAACCAAAATATCAAGGTGGGTCTCCATTGGCGCTAGAAACAAAAACTACTAGAAATAAAAATTCTAAAATGTTTAACGATATTAAAAATCAAAAGAAACAAATGATTTTTGAAGCTGATATTAAAGGAAATTCATTATTAGATGAATCACAGATACGAGAGTAAATAAGCTCCATATATTTATAAATAAACAAATATAATAGAATGCAAATTAATCATTCCAAGTATAAAAATACTGGTATCCTATTTGAGCTCTTAATTCGCCAAATCACTAATGATACATTAGATAGTAAGGATTCACAGGCAACGAATATACTTAAAAAATATTTCGTTAAAACGGAATTAGGTCGTGAGTACAAGTTATATGAAACTCTATTAAAAAAAACATCTTTAACTGAAACTAAAGCAAATATTATCACTAATACATTGCTAGATTCATCTAAATCTTTAAATAGAGGTGTTATTAAAAGACAAAAATATAATTTAATTAAAGAAATTCAAAATCATTACGATTTAAATGAATTTTTTAACCACAAATTACCCAACTATAAAGTACACGCTGCATTCTATACATTGCTAGAAACATTTAACTCAACCAACCAAGTAGACCCAGAACAAATCATCAATAATAAAGTTACTATATTAGAGCACTTAACAGCTGCTCAAATTAAAGCAACTAAAATTAAAGATGAAGTAATGAGTGAATTTGAAAAATCAGATAAAGATGTTCGTTTTATAGCATATAAAATGTTACTGGAAAACTTTAATGTAAAATACGATACATTACATACTAATCAAAAAACAATCTTAAAAGAATATATCACTTCAGTAGATAATACTTCTCGTTTAAAAGAATTTTATACTAATAAAATAAATGAAATTAAAACAGAATTAGCTGATTTGAATAAAAAAACAAAAAATAAAGTTACAAAAATTAAAATTAACGAAATTATATCTATTATCAATCCACCATTGAAAAATGCTAAGATTACAGATAATGATTTAGTTGATTTGTTACAGTATTATGACTTAATTAATGAATTAGAAACTGTAAATGAGTAATCTTAAAGAAATAATTAGAAAAAAATTAAAAGAAATGTCCGCTACTAATCAAGGCGGTTCTTCTTTTAGTGCGGGAAGTGGTGAAACATATGCTACCCCATTTGCTTTTTCTAAAACTTCAAAACCACCTAAATATTATTACAAATTAGGTTATAAACCTGTACCTAATAAAATTAAAGGATCTAGTTTACAAGTTAAACAACTTTGGGAAGAAGAAAAAGAAAAAACAGATGTTAAAAAATTTCAAGAAGCAAGATTAAACGAATTTGATGAAATACAAAACGAACTAAATTCTCTTATCTCAAACGCAAAAAACCAAACCATAGAATACTATACATCAAACCCAGGCCAATTTAGTATATATAAACCAACATCAATGGCCTTAGAATATATTAAAAAAGCAAAAGAACTACTAAGCAAATAAAAATGAAAAAGACACTACAAGACCAGTATTTATTGATTAAAGAAGGTAAAGGACATAAAGGAGTTTTCCTTGCAGATGCAAAACGTCAATTCCCAAATATTGTACGCAACGCCGCTACATTTGAGGAAGCATCATCTTGTCTTAAAACTAAAAATATTATATCGGAAAATGTAATTGGATTAACTGCTGTTAATTCACCATTTGAACCTAAAAAAAAGGAATCATATGAGTTAGCATTTGAAAACTTTTTAGCAGAAGCTAAAAAGAAACAAGAAGAAGATGAAAAAGCTGAATTAAAAGCTACATCAAAACAAGTAGAAAAAGACTTAGAGCATAACTTTGATTATAAAGATGATAAAAATCCTGATAACTTGATATTTGATCAAATTATGACGGGTTATTATACGGAAATGAAAGATCCTAAAAATGTAGATAAAACCATGCAAGAATTAAAAGACATGGTATTTAAAAACTTGCAGAAAGATCCAATCTTTTATACAAAAGAGGGTCAATTTGGAGTTAAAGGTTTAGGATATTCAGTAGATCATCCCGGTTTAGGTGAACCTAAAGAACCTAAAGGAAAATATAAAGCATCTGGATA